ATAAACTGCTAGGCCAGAGTCAACAGTGATCTGTGCTGCACCATCATCACTGATGCGCATGACCTTGTCACCGGTCAAATCCAAAATACTGATAACTGTTTTAATGGGCCATGACCATGTGCGTTTGAGTGTGCCACTCACACCGGCTTGGAATACAAAGTTGCCAGCGTGTGTGCTGTGATCACCAAAGAAAAACTTTAGATCACCATTTTCAGTTTTGGCCTGGAAGTTGACTTCTTCAGCGTTGGCCTGTGCCTGCATCTTAAGACGTTGAATCGCCGCCACAGTGGGTTCAAATTCAATGTGCCAATTGACACCTTTAAATTTAACTGTCTTGGCCTTTTCAGTCACAATCTCAGATGCCATAAAACGATAGGTGTTTTTAAAATCCTTGGTGGCGTTTTGAAAACTAATGCCATCAGGCTCACCTGTGGTTTTCTTTGTGACACTGAGTTCGGCATTTTCTTTGTATTCTGGCAAATTCAAAAGAATATTGAGTTTACCTAGATTTGGCATGCCAAATAGGCCAATGAACTCGGGCACTGGATTGGCATATCGGCCCTCCACTACCACGCTGCGGTCTTCGGCCACGCCAAAAATATCAGTTGACGTGTTGTCACCGGTGATCTTGACCAGGTCAATACAGCCTAATTTCAATGTGTGTTCTACTAAGTCTAGTAAATGATCTTTCATGTAATTCTCCTTGTGTTTGATTATACAGTGGTTATTTAGATTTTGCAACAGGTTTAGGTAATATTTTTGCCAGGGCTTGACCGCCACGCAATGAAGTCAACTGACCGGGTTTGCGTAGTTCTAGCCAAACACTGGATCCATTATCGTGGTAGTGAAAGACTTCGTCGAACCCTATGTAGTTGGCCCAGGCTCGCACCAATGCACCGGGAGTATAACCAGTAATGCCTTGCTCAACTGCCTGCATGGCCTGATATCGATCGCAGTCATTGAAGGTTAGCCCTAAAACACCTCCTGGCAACAGTTTCTGATAAATTTCAGTCAGATATATTTTTACCAACTCAAAAGGTCTATAGTCCAGATAATTGTAAACCAAACAAAATCCAATCTGTTGATCAGGCAAGCGACTTAAGATAGGTTGATCAAATGATTCTTCGATCACATAGGGACGCAATCTATTCTGATATTGTTGATTGAACTGACTCAAGGTTGGTTCCAACAGGTAGTTGCTTTCGTCAACCAGATACAGTGGATCACTGGCAGTCATTTCGTGTATAAACGGCTCCAGCATGGGATGTATGACCATGGCCGGATAATGCCAGTCGCAGTAGTTGGCAATACGGTTTCTCAGCATGGTGTCGGTTTTGGCTGATCTTCTTATTGGTTTGTTGCGGTGCAGTTCCACATAGTCGGCTGTTTGTGCAAAACGAGTTTCAAGATATCTTTCGTATTCGGTATAATTACGATGTAGCCATGCTTGACCTTGATCTTGTATCATCTGGCTAACCTGTTGTTTCATGTCAGACAATTCGTGTTCAAAACTCTCAAACAACGACTGTAGTGCATGATTCTTTTCTGCAAGCCGTTGCTGAAATTCCGGATCAATCTTGGCCTGTGGCACATCGATTTGATCCAAAATCAAATCAAATCTATGTCTAGAATCCTGTTGCAGATCCTGCATGGTCAAATCTTCAAGACGATTGCTTAAACGAATTAGTTCGGTCAGGTTCATATTACCACTCAAACAAGGTCTGGAAAGTGTTTTCTGTGTTGGTGGCACTGGCTAGGTCCCATTCCAACACACTTAGCAAGTTGTCTAGTTTTTGGTCCACAACAGTGGCCTCCATTTCGCTGTCGTCAAATGGCAGTTCCTTGAACCATTGCGGCAGGTGCTGTTCATCTGTAGGATAGCCAATTGATGTCCATCCCAAGGGATTGTTCTTCAACTTGCACACAATGGTTTTCATGCCATCCACAATCTGCATTGAATATTTGTCACCATTCATTCTGCGCAAATTATTCCAGTTCAATGCAGCTCGCACATGTCCTGGCATGTTGGCCTTGCCCAGACGTTCTTCTTCCTTGCCATACTTGGTCAAGTTGTTGACACGTTTGGGACTGCCCTTTTCCCAGCCTGGGCGTTCTTTAAACACATATTTGAACTCGCGAATCTTTTCAATGATATCTTCACGACTTGTTCCAAGCAATACTTCGTTGAGAATTTGACTTAGGAATTCTTGAATAACCTTAGGAGTATCACTGCGTTTAAGATCAAGACCCATGGCTTTTACTTTGCCGGGGCTACCATGTGTATCTACACGTTTGTTTTCTTTGTCGTAATACATAACAGCATAACGTTTCTTGGTAATAAACAGGCCCTTGCTGGCAACAATCTCTCGACCACCCTTGATCACTGATCCCATTTCTCTAGGCACGTGGAATGCAGTTTCCATAAAACCTGGAAAGCTATCATTGACTTGATCGGCAATGCTGTTATACAGTTGAACAGCAATTTCTCGATTCCATGACATGGTGCCTGATTCTATTTCTTTTTGCAACACTGGATATGCTGTAAAATAACACGAGTCTGTATCACCATAAATGATTGCTTCGCCTACATGGTCATACTTGCCAGTGATACATTCATTCACATAGGCATCCATATGTTTAGCGATGGCGCGACCTGTTAATGTGGTACTCTGTCCGATACGCTTGTCAAAGAAACGGCATCCGGGGTTAAGAATTGCACCATACAAACTGTTCAAGTTGATCTTCTTGACCAACTGACGTTTATCCCAATATTCTTCATCTTCAGGATTTTTACATTCTTTTAGTCGAGACTGCATTTCTTTACGCTCGGCATACCAGCGTTTGAGCAAGCCAGGAATAACTGCTTCTTTTTCATAGGTAAAGATAGTGCCGTTGGCAGTGATCATCCAAGGCCGGTTGCTGTCAAAAATGATCTTCCATACATCAGCGGCACTGTGAACTGACTCTTCGCCATCTTTCCAGTCGATGGTAATTTCCGTACCCGGCTCTGTGGCCATAACTGCTTCGTATTCTAAACTGCCAAACAAACCTTCCCAGGCCGCGGCAAACGAGCTACCGCCACGCATCTTGTCTTGAATATAACGATCAGTCATGATAGGTCTGAGTTGACCTACAATAGTCTCTGGTCCCATGTTGAGTGCTCTAATAGCACTTGGATATAAAGAGTTAATGTCAATCGATCCCACATACTCGTGTATGCCTTTTTTCGGAAACGCAACATACGCACCTGCAGCCTGTGTATCCTCGTCTGAATAACGTTCTTTGCGGTTGGGCACAACCATGCCACGTTCATGCGCTTCATTGATAATGGCCTGTTCGGTCACGGCCACCGCACCCATGGTAGTTTGTAGCAACACAGTATTCTCATGTGCCAAGGTATTGGCCAGATCCAAGAATTTTAATTTTTGATCCAACTTGGCCAAAATCATTGTGTCTTGACGGTTGTATTCAATGAACTTTTTAAAGTTTTGATTATACAGTTGATCCAAGGTACCTTCGAACACTGTTTTAGTTTCTTGCAGTTCATATTCGGCAATAGCATCCAGACTGTAACTATGACGTTCTTCATAAGTGTATTTGCGATACAGTTGCATATAGTCCATATGCACACGACCAATTAGATCATAGGTTTCATTCTCTGCACCAAAGCGTTCAAACATACGCTTCTTAGGAAACTGATTCCACAGACAAAATCTGCGTGTGTCATCTTTGCTGAGAATTCTAGTAACACGATTCACAGTGTAAGGAATGTCATAGCCCTCGCTGTTCCAGCCAGATATTGCATCAGCATCCTCAATGAGATCCAAGAAAGTTTTTAACATTTCTTCTTCTTTGTCAAACACAATACAGTTTTCAAACTCACAGGCAATCTCGTCCGCAGTTTCACGACTCATGTGCTTAGGCGGAACTACTAAGGTTACTAGTTGTCCTAACCATTGCAGGTATACACTTATGGCTGTAATAGGGTTGAATGGATCTGTGGTTGGGCTAAAGCCACGCTCGGGGTCAAAGTCAACTTCAATGTCGAAGAACGCTACGTTCAGTCGAGGACCGTCTTGGCCTTTGTAGTTTTCTTCCAGGCAACGAAAGATTGGATTGATATCTGATTCATACAGTTGCTTGCTGCTCTGTATGCGAATTTCTTTGCGAAATTCTTTGTTGTTACGTGTGCTGAATCGGCTGACGGGTGTGCCGAATAGGCTGGTAAATTTACCACGAGGATCTTCGTAATAAAAAATATAATTGGCCGGATATTCTTGATAAACTCTACGTCCATCTCGCCGTTCAACTACATGTATACGATCGTGTTCACGATCAAATAAGGCATCTACGTAACTCAAATTTTTCTCCGTTTATGGCCGGTTAGCCATGATTCATGTTCGTAACGTGAACGACTCGATTGTTGTTGAAAACAATATTTATAGCGTCTTACCCACCGAAGTCAAAATTGTTTCCAACAATTCGTGATCCTGCTGTTCGCGTCCAAATTCGGCTTTGTGTGCCAAACGGATGGCTTTTTTAAGCACGTTGGGTTTGATATCCATCTCTTCGGCAATGGCTTTGACTGTGTCGCTTAGACCGCCGGTCAAGGTTTCAATTTCCATCATGACCTGCATGCCTTCATTGATAACCTGCGTAAGTTTTGCCTGTTCTGCACCACTAAAAATTCTACTGTTTGACATGTAATTCTCCTGAATAAGTTTTACTAGTATACACTATTATTTTGGAATGTCAAGGACATTTTGGAATTAATGCTCACTTTAAGTTACCATTCCGGGGCACGACTCCCATAATAACTAGCCCAGCAGCCGGGCACACCTGAAGTAACCATAAGGTCCTAAGGTAGGTGTTCTATCTAATTCCGATCTTCATATATTGTTCGTAAGCACCGTCAAGATCGGTTAAGCTGAGACAGTCCTGATACAGGGTCTGACTCAATGGCAAGGCTCGATCAAACTGGGCAAAATTCTTGTATTGATTACGTGCTCCAGGATCTTGATTACGGCCTTGCAGGACCACCATGGTGCCTGCAGGTATGTGATCTAGCCACTCAAGGCCGGGTATGTTGTGACAGCTGAGATTGATCACTAGGCCGTCTGTGCCCAGTTGACTATAATTTAAATTGTTGGCATCTTTCAGCATGGGCTGTGTACGGTCGGCTAGTCCTAGCTGTTTTAATCGCTGTTGTCCTGTGCGCAGCGAATCGCTATTGATTTCGTCGTTGATGATCTGATCAAACTTGATATAGCGTTGCAGCATAAACAACATCAAGGCCACATTGCCGTACCATGATCCCAGTATGTATACGGTGTCAAATTGATTTTTTATCTTGGCCAGTTCTGCCACAGCCCAGAATCTTTCAAGATTGAGATTTGGGCTGTCACTGCCCGACGGGGTATTAGGGTCGACCTCAACAAGGTGCGTAAGGATTTCTTGGGCGATCATAGCCGTCGTCTTCGGGGTATACTGGATAGGGATAGTTCATTATTTGCCATCCAC